TGCCGTGGACACCGGTCGGGCCGCCGCGAAACTTGAGGCCGCGGCCGAGCAGGATCGGGCCGCCGCCCTCCGCGCCTCTGTCGCTGCCGCCCATGAGGCCGTCCAGGCGAACACCGCTCACATCCACTCGCTGGAGAACATGAGGTTCGCCTCACAGGAGGTCCGCAACAACCTGACTGTGCTGGCTGCGGGTGTGACGGCGCTCGCCACCTCTGTCGTCAAGGCCGCAGCCGACCAGGACCGCGCCTTCGCTGACATTGCGCGTACAACCCAGCTGGACCAGACCAGCGGAGCGCTCCAGGCTCTCCGCGACCAGTACCGGCAGATGTCCACCGACATCTCCAAGTCATTCTCTGAACTCTCGCAGATCGGTACGCTCGGGGCTCAGATGAACATCCCCGCGGAGAAGCTGGGCGATTTCACCCGCGCTGTCGCAGAGTTCTCCATGGTGACCGGCACCACGACCGAGAAGGCCTCTGAGGATTTCGGACGCCTGATCAACACGTTCAGCCAAGCTGGCATGGCCCTGAATGGCGGCGACAAGGCCTACGAGCAGATGGCCTCGCAGGTCGCAGAGCTCGGTGCGAAAGCGGTCGCTACTGAGGACGAGATTCTCACGATGGCGAACAGCATCTCGACCACCACCGTGTCGGCGGGTATCGGGCAGGATGCCACCCTCGCGTACGCCACGGCACTGACCTCGGTTGGTGTGAAGGCCGAGTGGGCCCGTGGCTCGCTCCAGCGCATCTTCGGTAACTTCAACAAGGCTGCTGCTCAGGGCGCTGAGGGCATGGCGGACTTCGCCCAACAGATGCACATCTCCAACGAGGAGGCCCTGGAGCTCTGGAAGAACGACCCCTCGAAGTTCTTCAACCAGCTCATCGAGTCCATTTCCAAGGCTGGGAACGGCGTGGAGATGACCCAAATGCTCTCCGACATCGGCCTGAAGTCCACTCGCGACATCGAGCTCGTGAAGCGTCTCGCGGTGAACTTTGACCTGCTAAAGGAGACCATGGACAACTCCGCGGAGGCTGGGTCGAACACCGGCTTCCTGGAGCAATCCATGGAGAAGCTCAACGCCACCATGACTGAGACCATTGCGCAGACTAAGAACGCGCTGGAGAACATGATGGCCTCCTTCGGCGAGCCCTTCCTGGCCCCGCTGAAGCTGATCCTAGACGGTGTCCAGGCGCTCGCCAACGCCCTGTCGAGCCTGGGAGAGACCCCGATCGGCCGGGTCATCGCGGCCTTCGCCGGTGGTGTGACGATCTTCATCGCCCTCCAGACCGGGGCTAAGCTCCTCCAGGCGGGCGTCCTGTCGGTCGCCTCCTCGATGATGCAGGTCCGTAAGAACATGGTCGAAGCGGGCCTCTCAGGGCAGTTGTCCTGGAGCAACATCGCCAAGGCCATCCAGCAGGCCAACGCGGCTCTGTCCGAGCAGCCCGCCCTGTACGCCCGCGTGAAGGCCGCTCAGGCGGAGGTCGCCCAGCAGCGCCTCACCGGAAGCACCGCGGGCACATCGGCCATGTCGGCTGGCGCTACGGCCTCGGAGGCCGCGGCCCACAACGCAGCTACGACAGCCATCAAGGCTGAGACCGCCGCTCAGGAGAGCCTGGGTGCAGCGCGCAGTATGGCCTCTTCTGCGGCCTCTGCGTCCACTGCTGCTACCCGGACCATGGGCGCAGGCATTTCGGCCGTCTCCGGGGCTATGGCGGCCGCAGGGACCGCTGTGAAGGGCTTCTTCGCCTCCCTCGGCCCGGCCGGTTGGGCCTCCCTCGCCCTGTCGGCTCTGCCCGCGATTGCCGAGGGCTACAACCAGATCGCCAACGCTGAGGAGATCGCCGCTGAGAAGGCCCAGAAGGCCGGCGCGGAGACTCTCTCGGCTCTAGGGGGAGCGGCTGAGGTTCAGAAGGCCGTTCTCACTGATACTCAAGAAATTGCCAATGGATCGCAGCGCAGCCTCGGGGACCTGATGATCTCTGCGGATGGTGCGGGGTCCTCCTACAAGAGCGCTGCGGAGAAGTCTTACTATTTCGTGAATGCCCAGGGTGAGATCGTCCGGGCCACGCGTGAGGTCGCTCAACAAATGGGCTACACCACGCTTCAGATCGGTAAGAACACCGCGGAGCTCATCCGCAATGCGATTGCCGGGTCTGAGGGTTTCAAGAAGCTTACAGGGGAGCAGCTGAATGCCCTGAAGAATGTCGGTTTCGACTGGGGTGAGTATGCCAGGAAGGCTGCGACGGAGGGTCAGGAGTCAGCAAACGCTTATGTTCAGGGCTTCATCGATCAGCTCAACAAGAAGAAGTCCGAGTTGTCGGGTTCCAACGCGCCTACCCTCATGGACCCGAATTCGCAGGCGGTCAAGGGCAAACACATTGACACCATTAACAACGAGACCGATGCGATCAATAATCAGATCAATGCACTGAAAGGTCTTCAGGATGCCAATGGCAACGTTGGTGCTGCGGTCCAGCAAGCCATTGGCTCGCATGATGCCCAGCAGCAGATTCTCAAGGGTCTGGGCTTGTCAGCGGATGAGGCTAATGGCGCCCTTGAGGGGATGAACGGCACTGCGGATAGTAACGCTAGCGCCGCCGACAAGGCCTCGGAGGCCTGGGACAAATGGAAGTCCGCTGTGGACTCGGCAATCGACAGGGCCTTCGGGTTCGAGAATGCCGAGGCTGCCATGTTCGATGCTCTGGACAAATTCAACCAGGGTCTTCAGGACAATGGCAATGTGATCAACACCACGACTGAGGGTGGCAGGCAAAACCTTCAGAACCTCCAGACCTACCTGAAGGCTGTGGCGGAGAACGCCATGCAGGTCGCCCAGAACCTGGGCCTGACTGGTGCCGAGGCTCAGAAGTACGTTCAGGAGTACGTGCAGGCCGCTATTGACCAGCTCGGCCAGCAGGGCATCGACACCTCGCAGGTCCAGCAGGCCATGAACAACGTCGGGGCTATGCTCGGGCAGACGATGCCCGGCCCGCAGGTGGACAACACTCCGACACAGCAGGGTGTTGAACAGGCTCAGCAGATCGCCCAGCAGGGTGTTGGAGCCGTTGCTGGTACGACGGGGCAGACGGTCCCCGGTATCGAGATCGACCCCTCGGCCACCCTGTCGAGCGTTCAGGAGCAGCTCGGCATCAGCGAGCAGGGGATGTCGGACATCTACAACGTCTTCAACCAAACGATTCCTGGCGCGAACATCGACGGCTCGACGACGTTCTCCGACCTCCAGAAGATGCTGAGCGCCTCCGACCAGGACATGGGCGTTCTCTGGCAGATCATCTCCAAGAACATCAATGGTCCTGGAGTCAACTACAACGGGCTCAAGATCGATCTGAAGAACATGAAGGTCGAGACCGACTCCGTTGTCGGGCAGATCATTCAGCGCCTGTCGCTCGCTAAGGCGATGCTCGCGGGCGCCAAGACTGGAGCGGCTGTCGGACAGATCGGCGGTCAGCTCAAGAAGGGCAAGGGTCGTGGACGAGGGGCTGGGAGCGCCGCGGCTGCTTTCCAGTCTGCTATGGGCCGCTACCAGCCGACGCCTCGCAAGTCCCGCGGAGGCGGTGGCGGCGGAGGTGGTGGTGGTCACACGCCCCGCCAGCACACACCTCGTAGGTCCTCCACACCCAGGTCTCACACGCCTAGGTCTCACACACCTAGGTCCTCCTCGCCCTCTGGCGGTTCTTCTAAGGCGAAGCAGAAGGAGAAGTCGCCCGCCGAGCTCTTCAAAGACTTCCTGTCGCGCCTTTCCACCGCGATGAAGGAGAGTATGGAGAAGTGGTGGAAGTCCCGCTCTGCGAAGGACAATTACCATTCGCAGCTCAACACTATGAGGAAGAAGATCGAGGACGCCCGCAAGACCATTGCGGACGCCAAGAAGTCGATCGAGGACCTTAACACCACCCTGTCGGAGCAGCAGCAGGAACTCCGCGATGCTAAATACTTCAACGAGATCGCGAAGAAGTATGGCGATAAGGAGCGCATTCAGTCCACTCAGACTGATATCGACAAGGCGAACAAGAACATCAACGACACCAAGTCTCAGATCGCTGATAAGGAGAAGGAGATCGCTGAGGCCCAAAAGGGCATGTTCGCTCTTCAGGGCTATACGCAGGCCGCCATCGAGAACAGGGCTGCACTGAAGCAGTTGCAGTCCACTATGATGGAGATGATTGAGGCCTACGCCGCCACGGGCGCCTCGAATGAGCAGGTCGCGGCCTACGCGCGCCAGCTCAAGGAGGAGTTCATCAATCAGGCAGTTCAGATGGGCTTCAACCGCGGCGAGGTCACCGAATTGGCTGGCGGGTTCGACAGCCTGGCATCCACGATCCAGAGCGTTCCCCGTTCTGTCGAAGAGAACGTCACCGACAACGGTACTGCTGCTGCTACCCAGCAGGCCATTGAGGATGTCGCCAATGGCGACTACGGTCCGGCGGAGATTCCGACTGAGCTCGATGAGCCTTCCGCGGCTGCTACTGGTGGGGCTCTCGATGATATGGCCGAGCCCCGCGAGGCGGAATACCACCCTGATGTTGACCGCGACGCTCGTGGAATGGTTCTCAACCAGCTCGACCAGATCAAGAACGGTGAGAACGCTAACGCTGAGGGTCGCCCCACGATGTTCGTCCCCAAGGTTGACGAGCAAGGTGCTGCTCGACTCAATACGAGGATGAACGAGCTCGCCTATGACATCTACGTTAAGTACGTTCCGAAGGCCTCTCAGGAAGAGTACGACGCGACCAAGAACTACCTGGAGGAGCTCGGCAAGGACGAGAACAAACAGTACCTCCCCGAGTTGAATGCTGAAGCGTTCGGTCTCACTCAGGAGGAGTTGGATGCGATGGCTGAGCCTCGCGATGCCAACTACAATTCTGATGTCGATGATGCCACCTACGAGGCCGCCAAGGCGAAGCTCGATGAGAATGCCGACGACCGCCCGGCCATCTTCAATCCAGACGTCAACGAAGGTGACAACCAGCAGACTAAGGAAGAGCTCGACGAGACCGGTGAGCCTCGGGAGGCTGAGTACAAGCCTGACGTCAATGAGGGAGACAAGAACAACACTGACAAGGAGCTTGACGAGACTGCTGAGGATCGAGACGCAGAGTACGAGCCCAAGACGAACGACAGCAAGAAGCTCTCTGTCAACGAGGCTCTGAACAAGGTCGCCGAGAACAGGAAGGCCAACTTCGAAGCGAAGCGGGACGAGGGTTCCTACTGGGGTGTTATGCAGTCCTTCTCCCAGCTGGCTGCAACGCGTACGGTCCAGTTCGTTGCGCAGCAGGTCGGCTCGGCCTGGAACACGGTCAAGTCCTGGTTCCACAACGGCGGTCAGATTCCGGCCTATTCCAACGGCGGTCCGATCCGGTCCCGTGTCGGAATCGCTCTGGGCGCTCCGATCGCCGGGTTCGCCGGGGGCGGTCCCGCTGGTGGAATGATCCCCGGAAACCCAGGTGGGAACTACCACACGGATAACCTGCTCGCGATGAACCCGACAGGATCCCTGTTCGCGGTCCGCAGTGGTGAGTACGTCATTAACCGCAGCGCTGTGGAGACCTACGGCTCCGGGATGTTCGACGCGATCAACGCCAGGCGCTACGCCCCGTCTGTGTCGTACTCCGGCGGTGGGATTCCGCGTGGTGGTGTGGATCTCTCCTCTCGGACTATTGCGGCGCTCGCCCGGTCCATGTCGAGCATGATCACACTCGATGGGCGCGTGATCTCCAACTCCGTCAACGGATACAATGCGGTTAACGGACAGAGGGGGTCATACTGATGGCAGTCCTGGATAACCGATGTGTGCTCGGGGTCGGAGACAAGAATCTTGTTCTTCCGGCCCCGGCCAAGGACGCCGCTATTCAAGCGACATCTTGGGGGCAGGTCACCCAACTCGTTAATGGGGCGAATGGGGTGACGCCCTCCCGGTTCGCCGCGAAGGCGTACAAGCTCTCCTGGAACGTGATGTCCTCGGCGAACTACGTGGCTCTCATGGACCTTATCTCGACAGCGGGCTCGAACCCCATTCGGTACGTGGACTGCCTGAACAGACCGGACCTCAACGTTCTGTCGCCCTTCCTGGGGAAGCCGTTCCTTCTGGTGGATACCCTGTCGCCCATCGCCTTTGCGAAGGACGGTACGGTGCTCGCTCAGATGGACACCCGGTCCGGTGATGGGCCGGAGTTCGCACTGCGAATGACGGGCAAGGCCACGACGGCCCCGGCCTCCTACACGGAGACCATATTGATTCCGCCGGGCTACACCTTCTACGTGCAGACCGTCGGTGACGACACGCAGAAGTTCGTGTTCAAGGACGGTTCACCGCTGGCCCCGTATGAGACGAAGATCGTGCCGAACGACACAGATGCGGTGCAGCGCGCGACTATCACGATCAAGCCCGCAGAAGCCAACGGATCTGGTCTCTTGCACTGGATTCGCGGAGTGCTCGATGCCGGGTCCGGCTACTCGGACCTCGACCCGAACGCCCCTTGGTCTCTGTTCACCAACCCGGAGATGAACCCCGGAGGTGTACTGATCGGTGAGGACACGAGTGAGCGCGCCCCTGTCGGTAATGCCAGGCTGCTAAATGTTCGGGACCACTACATTCCGGAGGAGTACTACTCAGCCCTGAAGGGCGGGGACAGGATCGACATCGAGGTGAAGGCCAAGGTCCTCAAAGGCTCGAAAGCCTTCAAGGGCGGTGTGAGATACCTCAAGGCAAATGGCTCGTCAGGGCTCACCGATGTCGGTCTTCAGAAACGATCTGAGCTCGGAGACGGCTGGGCTCAGTGGTCCGGTGGTTGGACGGTGCCCGCTGATGCCGTGAAGGCTGGGCCGTGGCTGCACATCGACCAAGACGCCTGGAGTTCGGACACTCAGATTCTCATCTGCGACCTGCACGTGAAGAACACGTCCTACCAGCAGCGTCTCAACTCCGGGCCGGACATCACATCCTACGCACCGCCCATGGGTTTCACGACGATGATGGTCGATCCGGGTTCGATCCAGGTCGAGTCCAACAAGCGGTTCCACAAGGTTGAGTTCTCGGTGAAGGAGGTCTGGCCATGGCTGTGAGATTCACTGGGGTTGACAACTCCACGGTATCCTCCTGGTCCGTCGCTGAGGACGCCACCTCGCTCGACAGGGGTGCCTCTGACTCCGGGGTCCCACAGTTGCAGGTGCAGGGCGTTGGTTACCAGCCAGGTCTCATGACGATGCTTGGGCAGAGCATGACCGTGATCTCGAACGAGTTCGGCTCGACCGAGTTCCGTATCACGGACATCGAGGGTACTGAGTCGGGTTGGACCCTCACTGGCGGCTCACCCCTGTCGGCACTCGTCCAGGCGGGCACCATTCCCAGTATGACGGGTCAGCCGTTCGAGGCCATTATCGAGATGTTCTTCAATGCCGTCGGGATCAAGCGTGCTCAGTACACGCTGGAGATCGACCAGGCACTTCTGAAGGAGCGGTACGATATCCCCGCCCAGCGGGTTGTCGTGTGGCAGGCCATGAAGCAGTGGCTCAGTGCCTACGAGATCGACATGTCGTGGGAGGTCGGCAAGCTCAAGTTCCAGCCGCTCCGTAACCGGATCATGTACGTCAACGATGTGACCTCGAGCTACAACCTCACGATGAGTTCTTCGCAGAAGGTGAAGAACATCGACGTGAACGTCTATCACCGCATGGCGTTCCGACACGATGTGATCTGGCCTCCGAAGCCGTTGCTCTACCCGGACGCCAAGACGACGTTCGGGCAGACCGACACGCCCGTGATCACGGTGAACGCGGGTGAGCAGACGGTGACTACTCTTCAGCTCCCCTGCGAGGTGTCGTCCGTGCGGCAGCCCCGTCAGGTAATGGCGATCCCTGTCGTCAACAAGGCTCCACTGGTAGACAACCAGAACACGCCTAACGGCATCTACATGGTCGTCGGCAAGGACAACAAGGCGATCACCCCCGCTCAGTGGCAGGACATGGGTGGGGGCCTTGAGGTGCGCCTCAACAAGGACAAGCGTTCCGTCGATGTCATCGTCACCGGCATGCTGTTCGAGGAACTCAGCCCCTTCCGCATCTGCGAGTCCGATGGAAAGACTGATTACAATGGCTTGTTTCTGCTCGGGGAGAATGGCACCTACGTCGATATCGAGACCATTCCCTTCCACTCCGGCACACCTGGGACGGATGAGGAGCAGACAATCGACAATCAGTGCATCACCACACGCACCCAGGCCTACCACGCCGCTCAATGGACCGCCGATCAGTACAGCGGGCACTCCTTGAGCGCGACCTGGCAGGGCATCAACCCGCTCCGAGACACCGAGGCCAACAGTGAGCGTCAAGTCTTCGGGCGCCTCGCGGGGGTCCGGTATAAACAGGACGGGCACTGGTGGCGTGTATCGAACGCGTCCCTGTCGGATAATAATGCTCAGTTGACCGCTACGAGAGACACAACACTGAAGGACGTTCAGCGCGTTTACCCGAAGGTTCGAATGATGTCTGGGGGCGGTCGGACTCTCAGGGAGATCAGCGACAGGGGGATTCTATGAGCCGGGACTACGAGGGGCACCTGTACCCTGCACCAAACGTTTCGAAGCAGACGCAGTCTTGGACCTGCGCGATCGAGCGCAAGATCAACCGGCTGGAGCAGCGCACGGGCGATGCCGTCGCCACTGCGAACAACGCGGCCAACCGCTGGGCACCCATGGCTGGCGAACTGGCCAAGATGCGTGACCGTCTCGACGACACCGAGGCGATCGAGCGCGTGTCGCGCCTCGCTCAGGATGCGGTGACCTGGTCCACCCGCCCGCCAGTGAACCGTACGCCCGGGGTCCAGAAGGAGAAGCCCGACTACCCGCTTCACCCCAATGCGGTCTGGTACGTCTACGTCGGAGACAAGAACAACGTCACTGAGATATGGCGCTGGGAGCAGGCCTCCATGAAGCGCGTCGGCGACAAGGCCGAGAACTTCAAGCTCGACATGGCCGGGAGGTGGGTCAGGCAGACCTACGGCACGGGCACGCTGGGCGAGGGTGCTGTTGATCTGAAGAACCTCTCCAAGTCCCTGTCGGACAACCTGGAGGAGGCCCACAACGGTGTTGTCCAGCTTCAGAAGCGCGCCGACGAGGCTGACAAGAAATACGATAAGACCAAGGCCGACCTTGAGAAGCAGATCAAGGACATCAAGGAAAAGGCCGGTAGTGACGGTCGTGTAATCGTCTCGCCCAACGAGCCCGCCGGGGCCGACCGTGTCGAGGGCAACCTGTGGATCAACACGGCGGACGGGAAGAACCGCCCATACCGCTACGACAAGGCGACAGACAAATGGGTCGAGATCAAGGACCCAGACATCGTCGAGTCCGCGCAGAAAGCCGCCCAGGCGCAGACCGAGGCGAGCAAGGCCCTGAAGAAGGCCCAGGACATCGAGGACATGGCCACCGCGGCCAAGCTCGCTGCGGAGAATGCCCAGAAGAGCGCGGATGGCAAGAACACCATCTTCTACACGCCTGAGAAGCCGACGCTCCAGGGGCGCAAGCAGGGCGACCTGTGGTTCGACACGGACGACGGCTACAGGATGTACTCCTATGACCAGTCCCGTCAAGACTTCGTGGACGTCACACCCAAAACGTCCATGTCAGATGAGGATCGTGCCGCTCTGGAGCGTCTTCGCTCGGGGACTTCGGACATCCTGGACGCCACCTTCCCTGTCGCCTGGACCACGGCCGCGACGCCGTCGAACTGGCGGATCGAGACTAACTACCCGGGTCGTTATCACTGGGTTGGTGGTGACACATCCGGCGGGGCCCGACGTCTGCTGATCCTTCCGCCAAAGGTGAAGCGCGCAACGAAGAACGACACGTACACATTCGCGTTCTCGCTGAGGAATGAGTCCACTCAGACCGCCCAGTTCCAGGTCGGTTTCGACTTCTACTCCGACAACGCGTGGAAGCGCAACGTCAACCCGAGTCCGAACATCTTCGTAGTCCCTCCGGACGGGCAGGCGCACGTTTTCAAGACGACCATCGTCGCAGCCTACGATCCCAACAACCGAGAGAACGTAGTCGTCCCTTGGATCGATGGCCTGTCGTCACTGGCCAACAATGTGTGGCTCATGGGCGTCGAGATGACGAACAACGACAATCTCCAGGCCCGGCTCGCTCAGGCCAGCCAAGGCGTGGCGGACACGTTCAAGCGTATCGAAGGGCAGGTTCTCTCTTCGCCCTACCCGCCTTCGAAGGGTATCGTTAATACTTCTGTATGGATGTCTCCTGACGGTAAACTGTTCCGCATGAGGAAGGCCGGAAAGGAAGACTGATGCCTTACGATCGGAACGCGAACTGGGTTGATGGCGAGGGTGCGCAAGCCACGCCCATCACCGCCGTCAAGCTGAACAAGGTCGAAGATGGTCTCGTCGCGGCGTCCAAGAATGCAGACGTTGCGGTGGCCAAGGTCACTGAGAACAAGGCTGCGATCGACAAGGCGCAGAAGGCTGCGGATGATGTGACGAAGACCGAGGCCCAGCACTGGCAGCAGGCCAACAATCTCTTCGCCACCACCACCGCGCTCAAGGCTCTGGAGCAGCGCCTCGACGAGCTCAAGGCCGCGACAGAACTCGGCAAGATCATTGACGGCATCAAGCAGTTCTACGTGGGGCGCATGGACTCCGGCCCCCTGGTCCCTGTCGGTGCCATTCTCGCGTGGGCAGGCGTCACAGCTCCGGACAACTTCGCCCTCTGCGACGGGCGGCAGATGGATCGCACGACGTACCCCCAGTTGTACTCGGTGATTCAGAACCTCTACGGGGCCTCGGGCAACTTCTTCAAGCTCCCTGACCTCAAGGGTCGTGTCATCGTCGCCAGGGACCAGGGTAACGCGCAGTTCATCAACCTCAATAACCTCGGTGGGGAGTCTCAGCATACCCTATCCCTTGATGAGATGCCACGTCACAGTCACGATATCGGTAACCCGAACGTCGCGAACTGGCGCGACATGGGTATCTGGGGATCAAACGTGTCGGGTGGTAACCAGTGGAACATCGCCTCGGGCTCCGCCGACGGCTCTCTCGGTAAGCTTTCGGCCTCTGACACCGGCGGGAGTCGCCCACACAATAACATGCCTCCGTACATCGTGCTGAACTACATCATCAGGATCAAGTGATCCTATGGGTTCGTATGAGTACATAACCTGGCCCGGGGACAAGACGACCCCGGGCCCTGACCTGTTCCCGGGTTGGAGCCCCACCGCGCACAACTCGAAGGTCGTGCACGGAATGAACGGCGCGGAGTGGGTCGAGGTCGATAGGAACCAGGACCCTGAGGCCTACAACATCGCAGCCCACGCAGATCAGACCCGCAACGACATCCTCGCTATGGTTCGACAGGACGGGGGTCGAGTCTTCTACTATGACGGATCAGGCTACCCACCCCTGCGCGGCTACAACCCCGGAGACACCGCCCGTGGTCGTGAGAAGACAACGGGTTCTATCCTTGTCGAATACAGGTGGAATGGGTTGGAGTGGATCCAGCAGCGCCTCACCGACGGCATGATCACCTCTCTCGATGTCGGTAAGCTCACAGCAGGTACAGCCAACATTCAAAAGGTTGTCGCCGACACCATCTGGGCCGGGATCATTCAGGCGAAGTCCATCGTCGCCAACAAGATCACCGGCGATCTCATCGAGGCGAACACGATTCGTGGCGACCACATTGCGGCGAACTCGATCTCGGCCGAGAAGTTGCAGACGGGCTCCATCACAGCAGAGTCGGGCATCATCAAGAGCCTCGATGCTGGGAAGATCACCACCGGATTCATCAACGGTCAGCGCATCGCGGCCCGTTCCATCACCGCCGCCCAGCTCGCAGCTGGCTCGATCACGGCCGACAGTGCGGTGATCGACTCCATCAGCGCGTCGAAGATCACCACGGGCACTCTGAAGGCGTCCCTGTTCGACGCCGACACGCTGCGAGGCCAGACCTTCATCGGTGGGCGGTTCATCGGCGGGGATTTCCTTCTCGATCCGGAGACCTCACGGCAGGACATGCGATTTGGGCGCTCCAAAGCCGTGCCCTTCAAGAACGAGTCGCAAGAGTTCACGCGCGAGGTCATTGGCCTCTCAGCGTTCAGCCCCACCACGGAGCAGCCCATCCTCGCCCTGGGTGTCATCGGTAACGACGATCCTGCGCTGACCCTGTACGGCCGGCAGTTCACCGACGGGACCCGCTACTTCTCTCAGCTCAATCCGGGTCAGTTGTACCTGGGTGGGGTCAACGCCGTTGGAAACCCGACCTGGTCCTACATCCGGCAGTCGGGGCAGGACTTAGCCATCTCCACACGACAGGAGAACGTCAACACGCCTCTGTCGAACCTGCTGATGTCGCCCACTCACTTCTACGCCGCGGGCAACTACAGGGGCTCGATCCCGAAGTGGATGTTCCACCTGACCACAGGAGGCCGCCGTTCCGACATCCTCTGCGATGGGGACCTGCATATCCACGCCTCTGCTGGGTACTCGGTGTACATCGACTCGTACATCCGATCACGGTTTCCGATCACCCAGAACGACTGGGGAGCAGGAGGCAACGAGGATAACGTCTTCCGAAAGACCCTGATCAATGGTAGTCTCCGTGCTACTGGCCGTATCAGCTCGGATCAGGGGAAGAGCTTCGTCATTCGTCATCCGATGAAGGACGACCACGTCCTGGTTTACACCTGCACCGAATCACCCCATAACGGGATCGAGTACTGGGACAATGCCACGATCCCTGAGAGTGGAGAGATGACCGTCGAGCTCCCCGAGTACTTCGACAAGCTGCATGATGCAGATGTTCCGACGTCGATATTCACCTCGAACGGCGTAAAGGTTCTCGGCCCTATCGACGGTGGTAAATTCAGGGTCTCGGGCGAGGCGGGCACCTGGTTCTCCTGGCAGGTCAAGGCTGCTCGAAGGATACCCTGGGCACCTAAGATGGACGCAGAATGTACTGAAGAGGACGCCGTCAATAAATACGACTTCTCGAAGAGATTCATAGAAGGGTTGCCGCAGTGGGAGCAATAGACAGCAACGGGGTCTACAAGTACTCCTCCGAGGACACGGTCAACACCTGGGAGAACTTCCTCAACCTGGGCATGAACTCCGTGTCGAACGCCATCCAGAACCTCCGGTACAACGGGGTCTACTGTGTGACCAACATTCAAGGTGCCACCACCAAGCGCATGGAGTTGGAACGCACGGGCCTCAAGCCGACAGGGGACAACCCATTCCTCTTCTACCTGAAGAACAACGGCAAGTTCATTACCTGGGATGGCGCTGCCTGGAAGATGAACGGTGATTCCATCGCCTCGTGGATGGTGAACGGCAATGAGACCTTCACTCCTGCGACGCCCTGCTATGGGAAGATTCTATGGGGTCAGCAGGGTGAAGAGTCGAAGTTCCGACAGGAGATGGGCGTCTCCGTCCTGAGGATCACTGAGTGGTCCTATTACGGGAACGACCAGACCACGGACTCAGCCTTCGCCTACCTGCCGCTGAAGAACACCTACACCGGCGTTGCAGTGACCCTAATCACCAACGGCAACGCCGAGGAGTGGCCCGGCGCCTTCAGCGCGGACAACAACAACTGGCACCAGTTCGCTGAGAAGGACGGCACGATCAAGCGGATCAGGATCATCGTCCCCCGTGGCATCGTCGGACACCTCATCACGACGAACTACGTCATCTACGGATGGATCAAATGAAGCAGTTCATCCCCACGACTCCATACGTCCAAGAGCCCCCGTGGCAACGACACCTCGACAGAGCCTCACGCGCCCTATCGTATGGGGCATTGTCGGCCTACGCTCTCACGCGTCTAAGTGGGCCTCGTCACTTCATGGACATTCCCGAACTCGCGCTGCACTACCACTGGTTCCTCTTCCTGGGTATTTTCGTCACATCCTTGTGTGCTACTATCTTCGTGCTGCGTCGGCAATCGCAGTTCGAATACATAGCGCTGCTACCCCTGCTTGGGTTCATGGCAGCCAGCGGTATCATAGCCTTGAATGGCCCTACGTCCCGACCACATGCTCTGCTGCTGTGGGCGCTGTGGTTCTTTCTGGCAGCACGATGGAATGTCCTTCACTCCGCCATCAAGCACGCCCGTTTTGTTCAGGACATGAAGGACAGTGTCGAGCAGGGGGTTTGATATGAGCGCTACTGTAGCTTCTGTAGTGGCGCTTGTTACAGCACTTCTTGCCGCTGTTCCGCCGATACTGAAGACCCTCGCCGACAGGAAGCGAGGCATCAAGGAAGCGGAGGTGCAGGAGGCCAAGCAGAGCACTCAGCAATGGCAGGCTATGATAGCGTCCCAGGAACTCATCATCGACTCCTACAAGGAAGAGAATGAGAGGCTTCGCAAGGTCCTCAAGGAGTACGAGAACAACTGAGTACCGAAAAACCCCCTAGTTGCCGCTAGGGGGTTTTTCGTGCAAACTAGCAAGATGTCAACACGATTCAACTGGCTGACGAGCCCAGGATATCAGCATTCGATGGCTTTGTCCAGGTACCACCTCGCTTTCTCCAGGTCCTGCTTCTTGTCGTCCTTGCGTCCGGCTCGTAGCAGGTACTTGCCGACCTGCCACAGAAGCGGGTCCTTGTCGAACGCCGCCCTGAGCACGTGGAAGACCTCGACATCGCCGACGTTTTCGACCTGCTCGGCTAGTGCGTTGCCCAGCCACGCGTAGTGCTTCGGAGCGTTTACGACGTCCAGCTTCTTCTCGTTCTCGACAGGCTCTGAAGACATCTGTTCCAGGGGCATCCGGGCGTAGCCAGGGCCCTGGCATACCCGCATGTGCTCGTTGACGCGAAGGTAGTCGTCGATCTGCAAGCCGTTGCGGTGAGCATCCCAGGTTCCGATGTAGTCGTAGTCGGGCCCCAGGCAGTCATCAAACGGGTAGACATGCGGCTCGACAACGGCGAACTGGATTTCGTAAATCTGGGCGATCATCACATAGATGTCGCGCTCGGAGGTGCAGCGCGTCTTGCGGGCGAACGTGTAGCCGTTGTGCTGAACACAACCAACGAGATTGAAGTTGTTGTAGCGCAGTGCAACCACGCAGGGCGTGCCGTGAGCGCAGAAGTCGTACCGGTACATGAACGGCTTGCCGTTCATGTCCTCGTGCTCCTGACCTGCGCTCGGTTCGAACTTCTGGTCACAAATTTCTCTGAACTTATCAATCAGCGTTGACATGACGTCCTCCCATCCGGGCTGCCAGATTGGCGTCGTGGCAGGTCTTGATCGAGTAGTAGTAGAAGTGGCGTGCTGCGTCCCGCACGTCATCGGCGTCCGAGCAACCGACGTTCTTGCCGGTGGGCCAGAAGCCAAGGGCCTTAAGCGCCTTGTCGGTAATGACGCTCTTGGCCTGCCCGGGGGTCTGCCAGATAAGGCGAGCATTCGGGTTCCACACTGTCGCGCAGTACGACAGGGCGCTGTTGACCTTGACAGTGGTGAGGTCTGCGCGGAACTTGTTGTTTGGACGAAGGTCGAACTGCTCGATGACGAGGGTGGTCGGCTCGCTGGTGAGCTTGGTGAGAAGCTCGGTGACTGTCTCCTCCCAGCGCTCACTGCGGAATTGGCCGAAGTCAAGGATCTCGGAGCCCTCGGAGTACGGGTCGCTGGGCTGCTGGCCAAGGACCCAGCCAGTCGAGACCCCGGCATCGACGGCCAGGATGCGCTCACTCATCGGTCTCCTCCTCCTCCTCTCCAACCACCTTGTCTACTGATGTGTACCGGGTGCCATACGTGTGGAATTTGACGTTGACCTCCGGGAGTTTCCAGGTCACCTTGCACAGCCCCCTGTCGTTGGGCGGCTCGATGCCGATGAGGGTGGCTGCCAGCTCGATGGACATGAGCACCTTCTCACCGATTTCGAGCGAGCCAAGAGCCTGTGGTTGTGTCTTGAACTTCATTGGTTCTCCTTCTTGTGTTCGTTGATCCACTGTGAGATCGCAGCTGATGCGGGCGGGACGGGTTGCCAGATAGCCCACAGCCGGCAGGCGTCCGCGACGACCTGGTCTCGCTCGGCATCGGTGGTGGCGAGATTGTAGTTGTCCTCCAGGACGGCGATGAAACGATCCACTGCAACTGGGAGATGCATCAGAGGCGCTCCGTCTCGAAGGTGGCGTCCAGGTCCTTGTCGGAGTAGAACTCAACGTTCTTGTCAGGCCAGATCACCAGCCACTGCCCGTAGAAGAACTCAGGGTCACAGAGGCTGACGCCGTAACGGCGAGCGACAGTGCGGGCCGCCTCGATGGAGCACTCCTCGATCTTGATGGCCCAGCAGGTTCGCGGGCGCGGACGGACGAATCGTTCGACAAGGGTGTCGTCAGGGTGAGCGGGATAGTTCATGGTCAGTCCTTCCGGTATCTCTGTGTCGTGTAACCGGCCGCCTCGACCGGCAGTCCCTCTGCCCAGTCCGGTAGGTCGCACATGAGCGAGGATAGTCTCTCTACGGTCAATCCGCTAGTAGTTTCGGTAACGATCTCATCATGGACGTGCGTGACCGTGCGGAACCCGGCCCGCTCGACGTTGACGAGTGCGTGAGTGAGCAGGTCTCGGCCGATGGCCTGGATGATGTTCTCGACCTGCGTGGGTCCACCGACGATGCGTCGTTGGGTACCGTTGCCCACCACAGCGTCGCAGACCCACGCTCGACGTCGATAGGGAAGTGGCTTGCCGTTGCGGTCCTTGGGCTGCACATACTCGCGCTTGCAGTTGTGGTAGACGAGTGCCCTGCCCGACGGGAGCCAAACATAGCGGTCGTTGCCCACGATCTCGACATCCACGGGGATGCGTCGTGATGCGGGGCCGCCCTTGTCGAACGCGGTGTGGACCTGTTTCCACCAGGACACGATGTGCGGATGGGCGACTCGCCAAGTCTCTACTAGAGAGGTGAGTCCTTTCCAGATCACTTCATCTGACGTGCCCTTGGGGTATATCTTGGCCCCGCCGAGGTTGAGCAGTGCTCCCGCTCCTCCACCGAAACCGCAACCGAGAGTAGCGGATTTCCCGCGCTGCCGATCGAACCCCGCCTTCGCCCCTCCCATACGCTCAGCGGTGGCGACGTAGATGTCCTCACCGTTGCGGAAGGACTCCAGCACACTGTCCTCGCCGGCGGCCCAGGCGGTGAGACGGGCCTCGATGGCGCTGTAGTCTGACACGGTAAAGGGGCCCACGAGCAGCGGACGTACAAGCTTCTTGAGGTCCTCGGAGCCCACGTGCACACCGGCCAGCAACTTGTCGATCGCGGCTTGTTCGGCCTCCGTGTCGTGCTCACCTTCGGCGTCCGTGAAGTGGTCACGGGGTAGATTGTGCGGGCTCAATGTGACGCCCGTCATACGACCCGTGTTTGCATTGCTATACTTGATCGTCCCACGCAACCGACCGTCAGAATTCGTCGAGCCTTGAGCGATGACGTACTTGGCGGCTGCTGACAGGGCCGCCAACTGCTTGCGTTCCGCCGCCTCGCGGATCTCATCCGGGAGATCGTCGCGCTCCAGGAGTTCAGCGACATGCGCCTTGTCGATCGACTCCATCTCGAATCCCTGCTCAGCGAGCCAGTTCTTGAACTGCTGCACGCTGTTCGGGTTATCCAGCCCTGTGATTTCCTTAACCCGCGCCAGGTCCTTCTTCTTGTTCGCTTCGTACTGACGATGGGCGGCACCCGCCAGCGCTGTGTCGATCTTGATGCCCCGGTCGTTGATCTTCGTAGCGGTGATCCAAGCCTCGTACTCCTCGGACGACGGGAAACCCTTGCCGAGCCTGTAGATGTTGTCCCGCATGGAGATGACGTCCTGCCGGTTGTACTCGACATAGGCGTCCCAGTCCGCAGGGCGCTCCTCGGGCAGCATCCGCCCACCCTTGCGGTTCGGCACGGAGAACATGTTGATGAGCCGCCCACCTGCCTCGTCCTTGGCCTCACCACCGACAACCTTGCAGAACCCCTTCAAGGAGCGCGGGTAGCCCCACAGGGAGGCGAGTACGGCCGTGTCGATGTACTCCTCGGGGTCGATGTACGAGCCGACAGGCAGACCCTTCAGTGCGCTGAAGTTGATCCGCTCGAAGTCGCTGTTGTGGGCGATCTTCTTCACCGCAGGATCGAACAGTCCAGGGATCGCCCTAATCTCCTCGTGACCATAGGAGGTGTGAATCTCGCCCTGCCCTATGCACCACGAGCAGATGAGGATCATCCAGTGTTCATCCTCGACGTATCGATAGACAGTGTTCTTCTTCAGATCGACAGTCGAGTAGGTCTCGATGTCCAGGTGGAGCTCGGTTCCATCGAAAATGTCCTCGAACCCGAAGGATTTCTGTGAGCGGCCCTCAGTACTCGCCGCTCTGTCGAGCTGGTCAAGCATCCACGTGCCCGGGGCCCCGAACGCCCCCACAGTGAACCTGTTGCCAGGCGTAGCTCGGTCCGTGACCTCGATCGGGCCCTCGATGCCTGCGTCCTTCTTGGCCTGCTGGAGCGCAATGAACTGCTCGCCCGTCAGGCCATTGACGTCTGGTACCAGTATCTGCACGGTTCTCTCCTCACTGGTTGGTACATATGTATAGTACACAGAGAGAACCCCGGGCCGCAACCCGGGGTTCTCATGAGTCAGTCTCGTTGCTTGAGCGAGACCATCCTGACCTTCTTCCCTGCTTCGTTTCTCACAACCGGTACGGCGAGACGCCCCATACGAGCCCCGGCATCAACGATCTCATCAGCCCGTCGAGTATTGTCGATCCGGCGCAGGAGGTGGCCCAGCACTGCGTCACGCGTCGCTGTCTTGTTGGGTTGAGCTGCCAGGAAGGCCTCAACCTGCGCAACGTCCTTGCTGATATCGGAGTCCGCAGCACAGGCAACGAACGCCTCGAAGGACTTCAAGTGAACCTCTGCCAGCTGAACAGCCTTCACCGCGTGGCGCATCTTAACCGTGTGCTGCTGCTCAGCAGCAGCGATCAGGGCGGCCATACGAAGGATTGACAGACCCAGACGTTCAACGCAAGGAGCCAAGTACTCGCTGTACAACGGGTGCTGGTCCGCGAGAACCGCGCACATGTTCCCCGCGTCCCGGATACGATCCAAGGCCTTCTCCTCGAAAGCAATGAGAGCACGCGCATCCTCTCCCTCCACCGTGAAGGGCTCCAGGGCCTCGCGCTCCTGACGCCAGTGGTGCTTGGCGAGTGTCAGAAGCCGGAGATTCAGATTGAACATGTTGTCCTGCCGTTGGAGCGTCTCGTCGTCAGTGTCCGACAGGATGGTGAAGTCGTCCATGGTCCTCGCAGGATCGAACTCCGCGGGCTCAGGCAGAACAGGCAGACACCTCGGGACGAACCCCGAGGCGATCTTCTCCACCCTCAGGTTCCCCGCAGCCTGGTCCAAAATCCCCATGCACAAGATCGACAGGGAGAACGGCGTCTCCCTGCGGTACTCATGACCCTTCTGCTTCCGGGCTATCGACGGGATGTAGCCATCGTAGGCCTTCGTGAGGAACCCGATCTCGCCATCCATGTACGAGCCGGAGCGCATTGCACGAGCGAACATGTCCTGCACTTCATCCAGGATCACGAGGAGTGACTCCCCGGGACGCTCCCCGCAGTGCTGAGCCAGAGCCTCGGGTGTGTGATCCTCTGGGCCGATGAGATCCAGGTTGAACTCCGCTCCGACACGACGGAGGAAGTGCTTCACGTAACTGGCTGTGGTTGACTTCTTGTCCCGTGTCGTTCGTCCAAGAAGGAGCGTGTAGAGGTTGCAGCTCAACCTTCCGAATGATGTACGGACTCGGATGTCCGATCCAAGCACCGCGGAGAGGATCGACAAGGCCGCCGCGTAGTTGAACTGTTTCGACGTGCGCGATGACATGTCGTTCATGTACTGAGCCAACGAATCCACCACAGTATCCTGCGGAACGTTATCGAACTTATCGTTGATCAGGTGAATGTCACCCCAGAACAGTCCGTTGCGCTCGTCCTGCAATCGAGGGGCGTGGATCGGCTCCCCGTTGATCGCCTCAAGGGCAATCACGTCAGCGAGATCGGCTTGGGCCTCCTGGTCGTCCTCCCATCTCGCCTTGTCGCGCTGAATCTGAATCCACAGGTCACTGTCCGGACGACCGTCACGTTTGTACTTGTTGCAGCCAGCATCCTGAACAACAGTAAAGACATCAGCGAGCTCGACACCGGCCTCGAACAAGGAGCACTCCAGGGAGTACATGAGCGCCGACCAGTCGTCTGACGGCAAAGGATCATCTGCATACAGCTCCGCGATCTTGTTGTCTTTAAGGCGATTAATGATCGCCATGGCCCCATCCTGATCGACCTCAGGCATCTCCATAATGAGATCGACCTTCGGCGTCGAGGCTGGTGAGTATGCCGCCGTAAACTCCCGAACTGAATAAGACTCCTTGTCGTTGAACTCGACGGAGACCGGAGTCGGAAGCCCGTACTTGGGCTTCGTGTTCATGGTCCCTGGCACGCGGAGCTTCTTCGCCAACGGCCATCCGCGATCCACGCCCGTGTCGATGTGCGTCTGATAGACACCGCGGTTGAGCTGCTCGATATCAAGGTTCCCCTGTGATCGATAGTCCGATAGGCGCCAGTAGGCGTGGTAGTGCTCCGGGCTGGACTTCACGAGCACGGTGGGCCTCAGGAACAAATCGTCCGGGTGGAGACCGTCCAGGTCAGCGTAGACACAAGCCACGCACTTCACGTTCTTCTTCGTCGCGTGACGTGCAGATGACAAAGTTGAGGGTTTGTGGAAGAGCATGGGCGACCAATAGACGTCCTTGTCGGACATCTTCTCGACGGCCTCAAACATCTTCTCGGCCTCAGTGGGCCAGTGGTACCACTGGCAACGGGATAGCCCACCGCCGGGGCCAAAGCTCATGATGGGCACCCACCCCTCATCATCAGGGAGGGTGCGCTCAAAGAACTGGTGTAACTGACTCATGTGTACCTCGATTCTGTAAGACCGCTCGTCGCTACCAACAACGCTAGCAGCCCCCAACGATTTTGTCGAGGGCTGCTAGCGTATCAGGCGATCGTTACACGAGCGTGATCTTGGCGGAGGAGGTCTTCTTCGGGTCGAAGGTCAGACGCTTCACCGAGTTCGAGGGGTTCCAGGTGTCCTGGATCGGGTTCCCGCTCTCGTCGGTGATGGGCTCGCCGCCCTCGTCCAGCTTGTAGATGGGCTGCCCATTCTGGTCGAATCGCTTGCGGCCCTCGTCCACGGCGATGTCGAGCACAGCACCGACACCCTCCAGGTCTTCCTCGACAGCCTGCACGGTGCTGTCGATCTGCGCGGGAGAGAGCTTGGCCTTGAGCTCGGCCGGGTTGCTCGGCCACTGGCCAGCAGCGCTGAAGTACTTGGGCAAGTTGAAGTGAATCTGCTCCTTGCCGGTGCGCTTGCTCTTGATGGTGAAGACGGTGCGGTCGAGCACGGTCTTGCCCGCTTCAGTGTCATCACCGTCAACGGTCCACTCGACGACGAGCATCGGCTTCCCGCTGGACTTGGACTCGGTGACCTCGACACTGGAGACGTAAGCGTGGTGCTTACCGGGTTTGATGAGCTCGAAGGCCCCGCCCTCACGGGCGACGTCCATGTCAGAGAGGTTGATAGACAGCATGCTGGTTCTCTTTCTGTTGTTGTTGTTGGGTTGCTGTTCGGTCAGTTGGTCTTGTTCAGGGCCTGCTTGATGAAGCCGTAGAACTTCGACATGGTCGGGTTCCCGATGGCTTCGGGGAACCCAGTGATACGCTGCTTAGTCAAGGTTGACTTCTCCTGAGTGAACAGCGCAGGCACAAGCACATCCTCCCCGTTCTCATCCTGCGTGTCAACCCAGGACATGTATCCGACGAAGTCGAACATGGACGGGAGCTTGCGGATAGACTTCTTACCCTCGAACGAGGGGCTCACGAGTGTGGTGCTGGTGACCTCGTTGGTCTCCCGCTCCGCGTGTGTGATCGCGATGAACGACACGCCCTTGGCATCCGACAGGGCCTTGATGATGGAACGCGGCGCCTCGTAGGCAGCAGCCCATGCGGCGAAGGTGTCCTTCGGGTTGATGGTCTGGAAGTGGTTGACCACGAGCTCTTGAAGCTGATCGAGCGTGTCGATCACCACAGTCTTGAACGGGAACTCGCCCTGGTCGATCAAGGGCTTGATCACGTTCTCGAAGAGCTTGACGCAGTCGTTCCACGAGTCGCAGTGGACGATGGTGGTCTTGTCGAGGTCGCCCCACTGGCCCAGCGGCATGGTGCCGTTCTCGAAGTCGATGTATAGCACGGGTGCCAGGTCCTCGCACTTCGAGGCCGTGGCGGCGAGCGAACTCTTTCCCGTACCGGCCAAGCCGAACAGGAGCAGCGAGAACGTGGAGAGGTCCTCGGGCTGCACCTCCCTCAGCCCGGACTTCTTGAACAGATCATTGAATGTTGACATCAGTTACTACCCTCTGCTCCCGTGCTGCGTCGTTTTCCTTCTTGGCCTTCTCCCACACTGCATCGGTTAGCGCCCGAGCGAGTTCGAAGGCCGTCAGAGTTGGCCCATACAACTGAGTGAACTGTGCGGTGTAATTAACCCCCGTATTGACACGCGAGGGATACACCTGGACCGCATGTGGCACGAAAGTAGGCCCCATGTTCTCCATTCCGCCCTCCATGTCCCAAACAGGATCGTCTTTCATTTCAACCTCCAAAGACGACGGTTCCAATGACCGAGGTTACTACCCCGGCGAAGATGACGCTCCCGATGACGATGCCCTCACCGATCATGAGGAGCCAGTCATCCTTGTCGGGACGTCGGCGGTTCTGTCGTGCGTGACACATCTCAACCTTTCATGTAGTGGATCGGTCTGTACTTGCTACAGTAGAAGCATTCAGGCGCGCTGTCAAGGTCTGTGATCAGATCGTCACTCTCCTTCGCCTTCTTGTAGATGAGCCCTGCTCGCCCCAAGGCGTAAATGGCAAGGTCCCTGTCAAATGGCATCCGCAGGGCGGTGAGCTCCGATTCGACGACATGGACCGTGGCGTCTCGGGGCAGTAGCAGGAGCGTGACCCAGTTCGTCTCATAGCCCTGGTCCTGCATCCCTTTGCCGTACAGGCAGAGCTGGATGTAGTACTGGAGGAACTGGGCAGCCCCTTTTAGTTTCGTGATCGGGCCGAAGCCTCCCCACATCGCCTCTCGGTGAAGGTGCTCGAACAACTGCATCTTCTTCCGAGAGACGAGCTTCCAGTCCATCACCTCTGTTGCCTTGATGTCGAACCTGTCGAGCGTTCCCTTGATCGGGCCGTAGCCTCCGACATCACCGACATGGACCGGCTGCTCCACGAGGATCTCGGCGTCCCGCTCCAGGTCATGGCTGCGCTTCTCGCACAGCAGATGGAACGCGGTCCCGAGCAGTGGAGCGATGGGTGTCTTCTCGTTCTCACCCGGGCGTTCGATACCCATTAAGTCCTCGCCGAGACAAAGATCACAGCACTTGCCTAGGCTAGAGGGCCCGACGCGGCGCTGCTTGTCCCGCTCGGATCGTGCGGTCAGAAGACGGCGAGCACGGTCAGTGGCTTCTGTAGAAGTCAAGAGCCTCAGCCTCCTCAATCGCGATCTGGGCCTCCTTGATGAGCTGACTCATCACAGGATCATCGGAAATCGTTTCCGCCAAGTCCCCCACGAATTCAAGTCTCGGGTCCCCGATATGGACACGTTCAGTGACCAAGTAGGGCCCCCGGATCGCAGCATCGAGTGCGTTCGGTAGAGACTTGAAAGACCAGGCGACCTCGTTGATCTTGTCGAACCATACGTCGTATCGTTTCATAGGAAATCCTTCCGGTAGGTGCTCCCACCCTACGAGGTTTCGGCTCCCGTGTCAAGGGAGGAAATCACCCCGCGAAGTCGAAGTTTTTCGCGGGGTTTGGGCTCCCAACTCGGCTGGGTTTTTCAGGCAGAACAGAACCGCCCGGCCCCGAAGGACCGGGTGGTTCTAGCTACCACAGTTGCGAGGATCACACTGTGTCAAAGAGCACCTCGATGGGGTTCTTCACCTCGTCGATCGCCTCTCCCTCCCAAGCTTCGATCTCCTTGCGGTACATAGGACCGAAGATGTTCGTAAGCTTAACGTTCTCGATCCTGATCCTCACTCGGAACACGCGGAACGGTCGCTCGTACTCCTGCCCCCGCGAGATCGCATGAGCCAACGTCGGGGTGAAGAACAGACCACGGTTCAGTGTCGTGCGCTTCTCTTCAGGGATCGACACAGTCTTGCCGACCTCCCACTTAGTGGGCTCACCATAGAGTTGTCCCGTCAGGCCATCTACACTTGTCGTCTTGTAAACGAGGTACTCAGTCTCGAAAGAATTCAACGGGAGAGCCAGACGATTCAGAAACCCTCGGGTCGCAGTGAAAAGGCTTCCTTTATCCTCGTTGCTCCCGAAGCACCGAATCTTCCCGGCGCCGTGAACAATAGCGCCAGACTCGTGCTGAACAATCGACAGATCGGAGACAGCGTTGACTCGCGAGTCCTTATACGCAATAGCTCGCGAGGTATCGAGCAGAATACCAGATGAATTATCGTAGAACTCACCATCCGCGCGATCGAAAAGAAGCACACGCGAGTCCTTGCAAGCCTGGAAACTGGCGGAATCATAGGCTTCGACCCCGGAGCAATACCACAATTCAGCGGCTGAGGACTCATAGAGCTCGGCGCCCTTGCATCTGATAAGGCGCGTTGCCGAACGGCCCCAAACACGCACCCGTTTGCAACCCTCGCACGTACTGATAGCGCCTCGTTCAGTATTGATCTCCACCTTATCCGCGTTAACGATTCGGGCTTCGAGCTCACCGAGGAGTTCCAACTCACCTCCCCAGCCCAAAATTTCAAATCTCGCGTTCCCGAAACCTTTCACTTGCAAGTAGTGCACAGAGTCCGGAATCTCGGAGCCATCACGACGTATATATTCGTCCCTATACAGCCCCAATTTTTTCTCATTCGCATTCCCGAAATGCTTCAGGTTTTCCAGAATTTCGTCCCGGCTTCTCTTCCCCCAAGTCATGAAAATGTTACCTATCCGCAATGTTCGGAGCGGTTGTGGTAGCGATTTGGTGCTGGTAATGGGAGCCCAGAGACTCGTCCCCATACGGGACCAGTGGAGGTGTGTCGAGTTCCAGAATCGACAACTGAGCGATGGCGCAGCCGACAGGAAGCTCGAGTGGCTTCGCCGCGAGATTGCAGAGCTCCAACGTGATCGTGCCGTAGAAACCCGGATCGATGAAGCCGGCCGTGATGTGCACCAAAAGCCCGCGACGCGCCCATGACGACTTGCCCTCGACACGGGCAACAAGGTGTGCAGGAATGCCCACGCATTCCGTCGTCCTGGCCAGCGCGAACTCCCCAGGCTTGAGGAGGATGGTGTCCGTGATCTTGTCATCTCGATGCTCAGTGGGCAGTCCGACATCGCGAACGACATCTCGATGCAGGTGCATCTCAACAGACGCTGGTTGAATCGCGCCGGCGGACAGCGGCGTAATGGTGAGTACTCCGCTGTCAAGGAGGCGCGTAATAGTAGTGGATGAGAGCATGCTCACTGGGTACCTTTCTGCCCCGGCCGAATGACCGGGGCGTGGTTGAGTCGGTTAGATTGTGTGACGAATCGTAAGCGCTTCGGGTATCTCGGTTCTATAACTACCTCTCGTCATGCCTATCGCCCGCATCGTTAGTACGGACAGCACTTCATGTTCTGCCAGTGCTTTCAGTTCTCCTAGCGTCCAGACTGCACCACGATCAAGCCGTGCTTGTAGGGTTCCTTTCCTCCATCCGACAACGCGCGAGACCTCAGCCGTCCCGCCTTGTCGTTTGATCTCTCCTCTCACTAGCTGGGCTATGCGCTCGTCCTCTTCTGCTACTGATTCGGATAGTGCTCGCTTCACTGCATCTCCGCATCGTGCTGTCGGATCTTCTCGTCGTCCTGTCCAACGACATGGGCCTCGAAAGCCTGATGCTCACGGGTGTCCTGGTCGGCTTCGTACTGAACGCGGGTCATCACGAAGGACTCACCATCGCCGTCGCCGTCAATAGCCGGGTCCCAGACGCACACGTCCTCACCGTCGGGAAGCGCCCCGTCGTCGGAGAGGCAGTGCGCGATGTCCTGCACCTCGGCCGCCCCAGTCTGCGAGTGGTGAATGCTGGCCAGCGCGATGCCGATGATCGTGCCGACAAGCGCGGGGACGATGATGAAAGCCAAGATCTTGTGGGGGAGTGTCATTTTCGGTTCCTTTCAAGGGTTGGGGTTCAGTTCTGAGTGAGCCAGGCCGCCGCCGACTCAGCATCCTCGGGATCAACCATATCGCGGTGAAGCGTCTCCCTGCAAGTCTCAATCACGACACTAACCGGGAAGCCGATACTATCGAACCAAGCCACATCGCAATCGATCCGCCCGTTGTCGGTCCGCACGACCCATTCCTCGGCGTAGTCCTTGTCGTCCGGTGTCCCCGGGAATCGCCGCGTCGTCCACTCCACGTCGCTGGGCAGCGAATCGATGAAGATGTCCTGCGCCTCGCCTAGTGTCAGCATTACTCGCTCCCTCCTGTTCGGTTCCTTTGATGACTCCATACTGCCCCACGTCATGTCGTCACGCAACCCTCCACTATGTGACACCACTCACTTATCAATCGCCGGCCTCGATCCGACCTGAGTGACCCATCGCCAACTGAAGGCCTCACCAACCTATAACTACACACTCAGTACAGTTCGCATATCGAGATTTTGTAGCGTGCGTTGTGTCAAAAGTGACTGCGACCACTGAATTGAACAGTTCAATAGGGACTGTGGCCCTAGGTACTGCGTCATATTTCAGGCCCCGAACAAACTCTCGTGCCCACATAATGAGATTTCTCCCCATGGTGTAGCACTACAAAGCCCCGAAAATCACCTATAAATCGGTTGTTCAACACTCAACAACCGCGAGATTCCAACGGATTTGACGAGCATGATCCTCTATAGGCGTCCAACCGAACACCCGAACCGAAAGGGAACCCACCATGCACTCCTCCATCTCTTCCATCCTCGCCCGCCTCGACAGCGACGTGTACCTCGACCGCAGCGACGCCATGTACGACATCGAGATGGGCGCCCGGCACATCAAGGCCGGCGACCGGGCCGTCATCGTCGGCCGCCTCGTGGGCCTGCGCGAGCGGACCATCGAGGGGGCGCTCAGCCGGGGCTGCCCGAGCCGGGCCGCCGCCGAGGCCCGAGACCTCGGAGTGCTCCGCATCGATGAAGTGATCAACACGCTCTGCTAAGCACTCCACCAACAGCCCCCGCCGGGAACCCGGCGGGGGCTTTCTCGTGCCCGCGCACAGGGGGCCACAGGAGGCCCGTAGACGGCACAGAAAGACGCCCCTAGTACTAGGTACTAAGGGCGCCCCGAAAGTCGCTCAGATGAGCCCAGAGACCTTCAGATCGGCGTATCGCTGGTCAAGCCTAGGAATCACGGACTCGGTATCGACCGTGCCCGGGCACTGGAGCAACCAGCGCACCACAGTGCCGGTCTGGCCCGTGCGGTGCAGCCGTCCCTGTGCCTGAACGCACCTCACGACCGACGGGTCGAGGCCCAACCACACTTCATGCCGACAGGCCCGCTGGAGCCCATCCACACCTTCAGCAACGGCGGGGATCACTGCGCACAAGATCTGCGGCCCGTCCTCTCGCAGGAAGCCCCTCCACTCGTCCTTGTGATCGCTGTCAACTTGTGCGCACGTGTAGCCGGCCTTCTGCAACTGCGTGACCAGTGGCACCTGAAATTTCTTCGACGGCGAGTAGACGACAACTTTCTCCTCTCCGATGTCCTTCAGAATGTCCAGCAACGCCGCGATCTTTCCGCTCCGCGATCCTTTGTCGAAGAGCCACTCATCCTCGCCGCCCTGCACAGGGCGCACACGCATCTGACCTAGCGTCGCCTGCCTGAGCCTCATGTCGCGCGTCACCGGTAGCCCCACGACAGCGGGATGATCATCCATCCACGCAACCGCCTCATCGCGCAATTGTTTGTACTGCCTGCGCTGCTCAGCAGTCATCGCGCAGTCCACGCGACGGATATCCACTGGCGGCAGAGCCCCGGCTACATCTTCGATCCGCATGTCCTGCCACTCGCCTCGTACCTTGTGTCCTTTCGACAGCAACCCTGGCCTCTTCTCCGCGCCGTAGACCACTGAGTACGGCCCACCGAAGTAGCACGGCTCCGACAGGAAGAAAGTTTTGGCGAACTGTGTGAATCCCGGATACTTACGGGGCCACAGGAACTTCAGTGCGCCGAAGATGTTCACAGGCTGGCCGCCAGCCGGTGTCGCACTCAGTGCAAGACGGTGCCGTGCCTTGACCTTGCACAGCACTTGCGACGTAACAGTCCTGAAATTACAAGCGCGGTGAATCTCATCGCCAATGACCCAATCGAACTCAACACCTCCGAGCACCCGTGTCGTCGCCTTACTCTTCACCTTTCCCGCTCGTGCGTCGTAGCCCTTCCTCTTCGACACGCTCGCCAAAAGCTCCCAGCCAATGAACGACACGCCCTGGGGCTTGTCGCCCCGCAACAGTGCTTCCAACGCTTCACGTTCGGCTTTCCTCCGTTTGCTCAGCGTCGTGAACTCCATCTCGCCACCGGGCCAGACCTGGCTCACCGCACGGCGCCAACCGCTCTCCGTGCGCAACGGCGCAACCACAAGAATCGACAGATCACCGGGCTCTACCCCTTCCTCTTTCGCCGTCCTGTCGATAGTCCACAGCGACATCAATGTCTTGCCACAACCCGTTCCCGCGCTCACAAGGCCCGTGCCGCCCGCAGCCACAAGACCACGGACGGCGCGTTCCTGAGCCGGGGCTGGCTCGATGCCCATCACACATCGACCGCCTTGACCCACGCGTACGCCTCGCCGGCCATGCGCTTCACGTCCTCCTCATCCTCGGGCAAGTGCTCATCGAACGGCCTCCACTCGCTACCGTGAACGCGGTACTCCAGTTCGATCCGGCCCTCCTCGTAGCCTGTCGGCTCGTAGTACGCCCTACGGCTCATGCTGTACGTGGGGGACGAGTGCATGAACACGGTCATCTGATCCTCTGAGGTGTGCACGGACCAGTCGTCCTCAGCCGTCTCCACGGCCACGGTCTCAACCCACGCCTCAACCATCGGGTCTTTCGCGCACACCGTCATCGCATCGATCACCGCATCCGCGTCATCGCTCGCGTCGCCGTCGAGAAAGTCCTCGCTGTTGCTCACCGACCACACGAACGCACCGTCATCGTCGTAGAACCCGCGCACCATCACGTTGTTCCACGAGATCGTCCATGCGTCGTGCACGTCCTGTGGTCCGTCTAGGTAGTAGGCCTCGTTCCGCTCGTCCAGCCACTCCACAACACCGTCGCGGATCTCATCGGCGCGGTAGTGCTGCCACTCCACCGTCCGCCGTGCGGCGTCCCTCACAGCCTCGTCGAAGTGCGAGTACCCGTCCGCATCGAACGGCTCGCCAGCCACCGACGCGCTCACCGCGGCCCAGTCCTCATCACCATCGCCGTACGGATCACGCAGCCACTCGACACGCACCGGACCCATCGTCAACCACCCGCTCGTGTCGTCATCCTGCCAATCGCACTTGACCTCACCCAGCGCGTTCGCCTCGTCGGTCCACTCCAGTTGCGAGCGCAGTCCCTCAACGGCATCCGCAATCGTCTCGTTCATCTTCCTCAGCCTTTCGTAAGTGTGTGTGTGTGTGTGTGTTCAGTTCTCGTCGTGTGCATCGGCGTAGAGGTACTCCGCTGCGATCTTGATGTCGGTCTCGTCGGTGATCCAACCCTCACCTTCATCGCCGCTCCGAGCGGCTCATCGTCACCGGTCCCGCAGGTACTCGTAGGTTGCCTCCGCCGACCACTCACTATCGAACTCAACTGACAGACCGAACAGGTCTCACGAGCCTCCGCGGTCAGCACCGGCGCGCACAAGTGTTCGCTTCCTCGTCATCGATCTCGTAGTAGTCGTGCAGCCAGTCCTCGAGCACGACACGCGCTGTGCTCTCATCGTCCAGCACAACCGCCCCCGCGTGTCGGTGACCACCCGTCCGGTCCACTCGCTCATCTTCGGTTCCTCCTACTGGTTCGGGCTCTGCGACAAGCCCTCTTGCTGTTGTCGGTATCTACTCTAACTACATCTTGTCGTTCAATCAACCTCTCACTCTGTGTCCTTCATCACGGTCCATGTCTCCCCGTCGGGCGTCTCGTCAGGCAGTCTCCTCATGCTCCCCCCGAGCCTCCCCGTCACCGTGTTCGCCATGCGCAGCCACGACAGCATCTCCGACCACTGCAACACGTACAGTTCGTCCTCCTCGTCCGCACCCATGGCCTCGACAACGGCCCGAACATCATCGAGCGCAACCTCTCGTCCTCCGCGCAGTATCACCTCTCGTCCTCCTTCCCGTTGCGCTGCATAAGCAGTGCAACCGCCCGCATGATCACGGGCCCCGGTACGCACGACAGGTCCCCGCCGTTGTGCCTCCTCAGTTCTGTCAGCGCCTCGTCCCTGGTCATGGTGGTCCTTCCTCTCGCTACCGGGCAGGGTCCCTACCTTCGGCCCCGCTCAACCGGTACCCCTACTCTCCTACATCATGTCGTCCCCGTCAAGCCCTCTTCCTGTGCCTCCGCTCACACAAGGCTAACATGAACTGTCGCTCAGGTTAAGTCCTCTGACCTCTGTGCACTAGCCTCTCAGGACCAAGGTCCTATGTAGATCATCGATCTAGTGACGACACCGCTCAAGCCAAGATTGGGACTATGGTCCTATGTAGATCAACTTGTATGCACAAGTGGAGGACAAATGGCTCGACACAGCCGGGGAGATGTAGGTACATCCCGGGGTGGGTGCCCATGGAGTACGACAGGCCCGTGGTTGCAACAATTATGCATCGAACAGGTGTTCGACAGGGGGGTTCGACAGGCAGGGAATCGGGGCGATGTAGGTACGAAATCGCCAAATGTTTCAAGTATGTTACATTCAAATCTCTTCGTAATATAATATATATATATTTATATTATATAAATATTATATACAGAATATAATCATAGTAGTATAAATTGTCGTATCTTGGTATACATACCTGTACCATACATTAATGTCATAGTAGTATAGAATATTGTACTACTCTTATATATTCTGAGTACGATGTATACAAAAGAGAATATAGGGTTATTAGGGGGTTGTGCTTCGCCATCGCCCGTGTCGCCACGTGACTGATCGTTCGCTCGTTCGAACACACGAGTGAAAACGAGAAGAGTGAACAGCATGAAGTCCTCGCCCCTGTCGAACACCTCGAGGGCCGTGTCGGGCTCCGTAGGCGGGCCCGCCCACCGGGTACGGGTCCCCCGTCCTGTCGTCACCGGCTACTGTCCCGTCCCAGATGCCCCTGAGATGCGTTGTAAGCCAATCTGAGATGATTTCAGCCCCTTGCCTGTGCAGGACACTGGAGAGAGGTCTAGAGGCCGTCTACGAGCCTTACAGCACGTCAGCCCCCTTGCACACGACACAGCACGAACGAGGAGACACGGAGCACGAAGCCCCAAGACACGAACAGGTCTCACGGGCCTGTCGTCAGGACCACCCGAGGTTGCGATCTGAACAGTGTTCACGAGACCGAAATCACATTGGTGGTGTGCTATAACGCGGGCGAAGGAAATCGGTTGCTACCGACAACGGGGCCGGGGGAGGGGGTGCGACCCCGCGCACATGAAGCAGAAGGATGTTCGTCTTGAGAACCGGGGTGTCGTCCTGAACATGACGACACCCCCTGTCGTCATGCGGCGACAGGGGGTCAGCTGGGCTCAATGAGAGGCTTATCCTCCTCGATGATCCGGGGTGGGTCAGCCTGTCGAATAGGTCCAGCTCGATCGGACGGGTGGACCTCCTGATCGACAGGACGCGCCGGGGGGAGTTGCCATAGGGGATGACGTCTCCTGCAATCAGGCGTTTGACTCGACATCGGATCATGGTTGGTTCCGCGCCGAGGTCGTTACACGGCTACGGGGGCTCGAAGAACGCTTCCGTGCCGGTAGCCCTCGGAGGCGTCGATGTCGGACATGCGGTACGCATCTATAGACGCACGACGACGAATCCGCAGGTGGGGAAACGGGTACACCGGGCGTTCCAGCTGTTCCTTTACCGGATCGACGTGGTTGTCGTAGATGTGGCAGTCGCCACCGGTCCAGATGAGGTCGCCGGGTGAGTAGCCGATCTGCTGAGCGAGCAGGTGCGTGAGAAGGGCGTAGGAGGCGATATTGAACGGGACGCCGAGGAAGAGGTCGGCGGAGCGTTGGTAGACCTGGAGCGAGAGGCGACCGTCGTTCGAGACGTAGCACTGGAAGAAGGCGTGGCAGGGGGCCAGGGCCATCTCAGGGAGGTCGCCGACGTTCCAGGCCGACACGAGGTGCCGGCGGGAGTGCGGGTCCTCCTTCAAGCCCCGGATGAGCGCTTTGATCTGGTCATGGGCCATGCCGTCCCTGTCGATCCAGGAGCGCCACTGGTAGCCGTAGAGGGGCCCGACCGAATCATTCTCGTCGGCCCAGTCGTCCCAGATGTGCACGTCCAGCATCCGGAGCCAGTTGATGTTCTGCTCGCCGCGGAGGAACCAGAGGAGCTCGGCCTTGACGGGCTTCATGGGGACGTACTTGGTGGTGATCCGGGGGAAGCCTTTCGACAGGTCGTAGCGGAGCTGCCGACCGAAGACGGAACGGGTTCCGACACCGGTGCGGTCGTGGCGGGGCTCGCCGCGGAGGAGGACGTCTTCGAGGAGGCACTCGTACTGATCGTCGATCATCAGAACAGGACCTCCTGCGTACCCCAGACGTTGACCTCATCGGGGGCGTTGTAGGTGTCGAAGCGGGGGTTCTCGCCCGCGAGGTCGGTGGTGCGGATGAGGTAGGTCTTTCCTCTGCGGTCGATGTCGGTGATCATCCGGCTCTCCTCATTCTTGTAGAGGAGGATGTCGCCAATGCGACAGTTGTGGGCTTGTTTGGTGAGTGGCATGCTAGCTACCTTTCTTCAGCTGGAGATAGTTGTCGGCTCGTACGCGTATGGTGCTCTCCACGGGCCAGACGAAGAAGTAATGCGTTGTGCTCAGAACGTACTCGGTTTCGCCCTGGGTGGAGGTTACAGGTCGGATGTGCGTGATCTCAAGATCGTAGGGGGCGATGTGGATGATGTCTCCGACTTCGAGCGCTTCGGGTTTGACGCGCTTCAGGGTGAAAGCCATCAGAGGGTTCCTCTCGTGTCGTTGATGGCGGTGAGGCCGCGCTGGAGGCCGACGACGGCGTTGCCCGCGAGGCAGATACGTGCGTGGCGCGACAGTTCCGCGGGGTTATTGTCGGAGAGACCCATGAGCCACTCGACGAAGGAGGCGTTGAGGCGGCCCTCGTCGTCCTTCAGAGGCGGGTGGAACTCCTGGATGACACGGGCCCTACTTGTCGAGGAGGCCATCGGCTACGTCCTTGTCCATGGATTCGATCGTCTTGAGGACGCGAATGAGGGTCTTCCGAGGGAGGGACAGGAAGTTCACAGGGATGAAGGTTGCGACCGTCGGGCCTCGCTGGTCGTAGGCGTTGAGGTCCTCGAACTTGACGGGGCGTGACATGATTGATTTTCCTTTCTCGTGGTGGCGATTGAGTTCAGGCGTTGAAGGTGAGTACGGCGACGTCAACCACTTTGTCGAGGGTGTCGTCAGGGGACAGAAAGAACGAGTTGATGAAAGAGCTCGTTCCGGTGTAGTAGACGATCTCGATGACGTCATCATTCTGCTCGATGTCCGCGATCTGGAAGGTCTGGCCACCATCACGGAAGAGGTCGCCGAGCTTCATGGTCTTGGCAGGCGTCGGTTTAATGGCGGTGGTGGCGTCGCGCTTGTCGGATGGCTCGTAGGTCTCCTCGAAGATGGCCTCCTGGCAGATGTAGAACTCCCCACGGACGCCTTTGACGACGTAGTCGCCCTTCTCGCCCCATACGGGGCCTTCGAGAGTGTGCACGCAGATGACATCTTCGTTGTAGTCGGAGAGCGCGACGAGGTCGTTGCTCCAGTCCTGAAGCTCCGAGAAGTTGTCGCCGGTGAACTGATGGGCCTCAACAGAGATCGGCTTCTTGCGATAGAAGGGCATGCTGGATTCTTTCAGTAGTAGATGCGGGTGACTTCGTCGTTCCAACGGAAGAGCTGCCAGGAGCGCTCGGCCAAGTTCTCCTCCTTGGTGCAGAGACAGAACCCGACCTCGTTGCCCAGGGTGGCCAGGGTCTTGTCAAGAACCTCGAACTCCTTGCCATCAAGGCGGATGCGATCTCCCGTGAGGATGTACCAGACGGGTGCGGTCTCTTCCATGGCGATCCCTTCGGTTCGGTTGGTGCTACCACCATAGAGATGTATCGGGCGTCCGTCAAGCCCCTGGTTCGTTACGCTTGGATCACGACGACGAGAGGAGGTCGTATGGGCAACGTGGCGCACTACGCTGCGTCCTGCGCGCGCTACTACGCGATGGCGGACGTGGGGTACAGCCAGCCCGACAGGTGGACGTTCTACGACAGGAGCGACTGGGACGGCTGGCTGGTCAGGTCCCCGGCGAACGCGGACTGCTCGGCGCTGGTGTCGGGGTGCTACAACATCGCAGCGCATCATGAGTGGGGTGAGCCTTTCACCGCGGGGTACTTCCCCAGGGACACTTGGACCGGGAACATCCGGGAGTATGCCCTGGAGCGGAATTTCGCCGATATCTCGGACTCCTGGACGGGCAACGTTCCGGACGGGGGCTGGTACGCGGGTGACATCGTGCTGTCGGAGGGCGCCAGCGGTGGTCGGGGCCATGTGGCGATGATCATCAACGGTGGTTCCGGGCCCGACAGCGACGGAGCACTGCTGGCCGAGGCATGGATCGCTGAGGATGGCAGCATCGACGGCTGGGAGGGTGACCAGACGGGTGACGAGGTTCGCATTATTGCGTACAACGACCATCCGTACACTCAAGCAGCCGCGTGGACGCACGCGCTGAGACGCAGGGACAACCCCAGCCCGCTGACCGGTGGTACTGAGGGCTCTGCATCGGTCCCGGCCCCACAGGCGAGCGGCAATGAGAGCGTTCAGGCCGCCGTGCTGAGGGCGGCGGATGACGTTGGGCTGCACTGGGCAGTGGCACTGGGTCTGGCCGACCAGGAGAGCAACTGCACGAACGTCTATGGCCACGATGCGGGCGGTGCGTGCTCGGGTTGGGGAGAAGTGACGAGGGAGAACTTCCTGAACCACTTCCTGCCGGCGGTCCTGGACTGGGAGACCAGCAATGGCGTAGGGCCGACGCAGGTCACCTACAACGGATACTTCATCAATGAGCCCGACAGGGCGTGGTGGGACCCGCACGAGTCGAGCATCGTGGGCTTGTCGATCCTGAGGGACTACCTCGGGGGCGATTACAGCGCCGACAGCATCCGGAGGGCCGGCAGCCGGTACAACTGCGGCAATGAGAGCGATCAGTACTGGGGTTATGGCGAGAGCCTGCTTCAGCACGTCAACAGCTGGTGGTATTCCGAGCGCCCCAGTGGTGGTTCGACAATAGACGAAGTGGAAAGGATCATCATGGCCAATGGCGATGACATTGTGAGTGCGATCAACGCGGTTCGTGGGGAGCTGCGGTACGGCAAGGCGAATGAGCGACAGGCCGGGGATGTGATCTGGGGCGTCGAGCAGAACAGGCTGCTGTTGGCCCAGGCCGTCGCGGCGCAGAAGGAGACCAACGGGCTCATTAAGGAGCTCGTTGAGGCGATCAAGAAGGGGAAGTGAGAATGCTCACAACTATTCAGAAGCCCGAGGTCCGCAAGGCCGCCTATGGCGTTGTGGCCGCTGTTATGACGCTGCTCACCGTGTTGGGCATCGTCAAGGCGGATGACGCTGCGCAGTACCTGGACTCCCTCACCCAGGTCGTCGGTGTCGCCCTGCTGCTGATCGCCCGCTACTTCGTGCCTTCACCCGAGGACAAGGCGGCCGCGGTGACCCAGGACGGTGAACTGGAGCGCCCGACCGTGATCGACCCGGTTCGCTACGGCGCCGGGGACGGCCCCGAGAAGGCGTGATATACTAGAGCTCTTCCTTTCGGGAGTGTGTTGGGTCGGAAGAAGCCCCCGAGGTCTTTGAGGACTTCGGGGGCTTCTTCTTGTCACTTAGCGGAGTAACGACCTCGAATCTTAGACGGGTTGTAGCCGCCCCAGATGTTGCCGTGGTCGTCTACGACGACAGGGGCGGAGGTGTAGCCGGCCTGAACGGCCTTGGCTAGGATGTCCGGGCTGTCGGCAAGGGCCCGCTCGACATAGGGGACGCCCTGCTTGTCGGCGTACATCTTGGTCATGCGGCACTGCTGACAATTAGGCTGGGTGTAGATTGTGAGCACAGGTTCTCCTTACTGATTTACGAGGATAGCGATCATAGCGAGGACGAATAGGATGACGAAGGGCACTGTTGCGATCAGCGTGATCATAGTCGCGAACCTGTCCTTGTCTTCGTGGGAGCCCATCAGCCCTCCTCCGTGTCGATGGTGACGAGACGGGTGTGCTTCGCGAGTGCATCCTTATTGATGATGCAGTACTCGAAGGCTGCACCGTTGTCGACGAGGGCGATCACATCGCCATAGTGAGCGATATCACCATTCTCCAGGGGGAGTGAGCCGTCGCTGCGGATCGGGGAGCCCACGTAGTCAGCAACGATCTCCTTGTGAGTGCTGGTGTAGACAGTCACGGCCAGAATGTTCGGCATCTTGTCATCACAAGGCTCGACAGGGAAGATCGGGACCGTGACGCAGCGGAACAGGTAGCCAGGGTTGCAGAGGACCTCGATGCGGGTGAGGGACCCGTCGCTGAGGTAGGGCTTGATGAGCAGGCTGGCGACGTGCTCACCATCGACAGTGAGACGCTGCTCACACACGACGTGGAGGGTGTTCGTGTAGATGATGAGGTCGCCGGTCCACAACTCATCGGCTGTCTTGAGAACGGATTGCATATCGATTCCTCTCGGTTGCTTGGACGGCTCCAGTATAGGCCCATCCGATGGGGCGTAGCGATAGACTGCGAGTGAGTAATACCATCTTGACTTCAGGAGTCTGTGATGCTAGGCACTGAGCCGCCCCAGGCGCCCTATGCGAGGGTCGTGGGGCAGATTCTCACGCCGGACGACATGCGCCCGGCCGGCGACGTCACGGTCGTCTTCACGTACGGGCCCTATGTCGTCTCCTATGGCACGGCCTACATCGAGCGCAGGGTTGAGGTGGGGGTGGACCCGTCCGGGGCACTCTACGATCCTGCGACGGGCAAGAGTTACGTTGATCTGATCGCGCCAGGGGCGGGTGTTACACCGGCCGGACAGTGGTTGTGGCACATCGATGTCGTTGCGAGCGGGGACTACCTGCTCCAGGGCGACCTGGCTCTTCGACAGGGCACTGTTGTGGACGTCGCGAGCGTCCTGACGAACGGGGACGGCATGCT